GGAATGGGTTCTCGTCTTGAGGGATTACCTTCGCTGGCGTTTGCGGCTGGGATTGAATCTTCTCTTCAAGGGCTTTCTTTTGCGCTGTCAGCTCTCCAATGCGCTGTAGGAGGCGTGACTTGCCCTTCTTGGCGAGAGATTGAATCTGCTCTGGTGTCAGCGATAGCAGGTCAATTTCGGACTGTTCGTCAGATTCAGCATCGGACTCTTCCTCGTCGGCTTCCTCTTCAACCTCTGAAGTCTCCTCGTCTTCTTGACCGGCAGGATCTTCGTCTTCGGTATCGGAGGGTTCCTCGGGCTGTTCCTCTGGTTCCTCTTCTGGTGCAGTATGTCTGGATACTCGTTGAGCTAAAAGCTCCTCGAATGATAGGTTATTGGACACCGATTCGTTAGCTTCGGCGGTAGCTTCTGGATTGTCTTGCATAATTAGAAACGCCAAATTTCGCTCAGGCGGGGAGCGGTTCGGAATAAGTCAAGCATAAATCATTATTAAGTCAAGCACTTTAGTAGGGTATTGAAACGAGCGTTTGATTTCGTCAGAAAACTCACACATTTTTGTGACAAATAATGGGTACTTTTTGTCACAAAAAAAGCTGTTGACGGGACGCGAGTTTAGTGCATTATTTGCGTTGACGAGCGACCGAAATCGTTGTCATTTTCACCCCGCCACTGCTGAGAAGCATGGCTTTAAGGGCTAGTGCAGACTTTCGGTCGTTTGCATTAGCCCTTTTCTTTTGGGCTAGTTTCCTGTGGAACAAGCCAGCCACAGGGACGGGCAAAGGGGTCTTAACAAACCTCATCACCACTAGGCTAGCGGCGGCTCTGATCTACCGACCTATCATCCGCGTCCTGTAACGGCTATATTCCGAAACGGGGGGAAGAGCGCAATGCCAATTCGGGTCTCTAGAGATAGGGGTTCCGCGAGGTGAACCAAGAATCATAGGAGATTGGAAAATCGTCCTAAGAGGTCGGTGTTGCTTAATCCTCTCGGAGGGAAGTTTGATCGAGCGTAAGCGAGGTGACTGTCTAATTAAATTATGGATACAATAACAATAGAGCAAGCGTGTGACCCAGCTAACTGGAGGTGGAAGAAATGGGACGTTAGATCAGATGGTCGTACTTTTTGGCAATACAGCAAAAAGTCCCCTAATGGACAGTACTGGGTTTGTTGGGAACAAGCGTTGAAATTAAGAAAAGCTGAAAAGAATTCCATAAAAAAATATCAGGAAAATAAGGGAAAAATATGGAAAGCTGAAAACAAAAAAAGAATAAAACAGTACACTGAAAAATTTAAAATAAAAAGAAAATACTCAAAGAAGTATCCAATTTTCATTATGAGTGAAAGGGTTAGATCAAGAATACGATCATTCATAAAAGAAAGAAAATATACAAAAACATCAAAAACAAAAGATATGCTTGGATGTACATGGGAGGAATTAAGATGCCATATGGAATCAAAATTCTTGGACGGAATGTCATGGGCAAACCGAAGTATGTGGCATATTGATCACATCACCCCATTGGCATCAGCAAAATCCGTAGAGGAAGTTGTCAAGCTGTGCCACTATACAAACTTGCAGCCATTGTGGGCCGAGGATAACATGAGAAAAGGTGCTAGCGTGTCATAAAACACCCATAAAGTGTCCATAATGGATTATTTAAGCGCACTTATCTCGCCAGTTAAGTCGAATCGCGCCAGTATTTCGCCAGTTATTCGCCACATTTGGCGCACGCCAATTAGTAACAGATCGCTTAAAAGAAGATGGGGCCGCAGGAAAAAACGAAAAACCTGCGACCCCAAATAACCAATGACAATGAAACAAAGCCCTTTCGGGCGTTGAGACTAAGGCATAAAACTAAAGCTCTGTCAAGCCTGCTCTGCGGTAAGCAGCGTCAGAAGCTCGTCTAGCGTGGAGATACTGCCTGTGACTTTCATCACCTCGTTGGTATCTACGCACTGGCGCAAGTCTCCAAAGAAACGCTCGCGCTCATCGCGGATGAACTGGACAATTGCCTTGAACTCATCACGGTCGGAGAGTGCCTCGATTGCTTGCTGGACGGTTGGTTTCGGTAGTGGTGTCATTGGTTATTTGAATGGGCTAAGTTTATTCGCTAGTCTCATTTTGGCGTGTTCAATCGCCTTTTGCATGATTGGCTCAGGGATTGGTTTTTTGTTCGGAATGATGTCCTTTTGCATCAACAATACTTCATCCTTGCTCAACGTTGGGACAAGAGTAGGGAAATCAATTTGTTTGCCGTTAACCTTTACTGCACCGCTTTGTGTGGAGTATTCGGTGGCAACGCTACCATCTGAAAGTTTTAACTCACCAAGATAGCCTTGTCCCTTCATGGTTTTGTCTGGCCTTTTCCCATACTTAACCAATGGGAGTGGAAGACCCATCTTTTGCTGTGGTGGATTTAAGGATGGCATTGGTTATTTGCTAGATTGGTCTAGTGTTTTTACTAGGTTGATTATTTGCGTTTGGACATGCCAGCCGAGGAAAGCGCGATAGCAATTGCTTGCTTACGATTCTTTACGACTGGAGCTTTCTTTGGACCTTTGGGATCAACGCCAGAATGGAGGGTTCCAGCCTTATATTCCCGCATGACCTTCCCGACTTTAGCTTGTTTGGCTGCTTTTGTTTTAGGCTTTTTCATAAGTTACTTGCGTTTAGCTTTTTTCTTCGGAGCACGGCTCATCTTGATCTCGATCTCGACATAGCCTTTCTTGCCGTTCTTACCTTTGCCGTATTCTTTGCTTTCGTGGCCGCAGCCATTTGATTTACTTTTCATAGATTGTTGTCGTTCGGGTACTTCATTTGGTTGTTGGTGTTCGCCTACTTCATAGACTTACTGCCCTTGCAACGCCATTTTTTACGAGAAAGTCGATTTGGGCTATTGGGATCAGACTTCCAATCACCCTTGATCTTGGCACTACGAGCGCAGTATGCATCACCTTTGGATGTGCCTGGGCGAATGCGATCACCGCCATCTTTAGCTGGTCCTGCTTGCCCAAACTTGATTGTACGAGTACGACCAGTCTTGGGGTTCTTGACGACCTTGGTGAAACGCTTCTCCATATCAATAAGGGGCTTCTACGCGACCTTTGAGCTTCTGGCGTACACGGCGAAGTTTCGGCACTTTAGCCTCAGACTTCTCCTTCATCTCGCGGGTATACTTGCGGATGGTGCGTGAGTTCTTAGATGGTTCCTTGGAGAGCTTCATTTGACTGGAACCCGCGTAGAGGAAGATTGTGTTCCACGCGCCTTGTTTGCACGAAGTCTAGCCGAGTGAGATGCAGATGGAAGCGGAGTAACAGCGTAAGGAGTCCCAAGAAGTGGGTCATCTAGATAATCAAACTTAGCTGATCCAGATGGATTCCGCTTTGGGCTTGTTTCGGCGGCTTTAGTCATACGCATTCCACGCTCATGACGTGCTTCTTCTCTGGACAAAATAGCTTCATTTCGTCTTTTTGTCATGGTATCTTTTTTTACTGTTACCCTATTTTTGTGTGCCTGTGACATATTATTATTTTAGTTGGTGATTATTGCTGCATACCTTGGGTTTGGTGTTTAACCAGATACTTCGATGCTTTAATTAAAAACTCTGGGTTATCTCTGAATTGGCCAAGACCAGTATTGCACTTCACGCAAAGAAGCTCTCTGACCTTACCAGTCGAGTGGCAATGGTCAACACAAAGGAATGGAACTTCTCCATCCTTGGTTATGCCTTGTTGTTGTTCGCCACAAATAGCACAAAGACCTATTTGAGACTCAAACATGGAAATGTAATCTTCGTTGGATAATCCATATGTTTTAATAAGCCTATTCCCTCGAATCTTGTTTTTATTTTTATCCTTCCATGCATTGTTGGAAACTAATCTTTTATCTTTGTGCTTTTGAGCTTGCTCCCTAAGTCTAGCTCTTGATTGGTCGATATTGGACCAATACCTTTCTTTGGCTCTTGCGTTTGCTTTCTCGCGAGACTCTTTAAACTGTTTTTCAGTAACCCAACGTTCTCCATTTTTGCACACTTTGTCATAGGACCAGAAAACAAGTCCGTTTTCTTGGTTCACATCACCGTGCTTTAATGTTTTTTCGGCAATCATTGCTGATCCATGTTTTGCAGGTTAATACCACCCATTTGAGCTGGAGCAACTCCCAGCTTTCCTATCTCAGCATTTTGAGCTTGTTGGAGCATAAACTCGTACGCACCAGCGTACTTCTGAAGTCGTGCCGCAAATGCCTCGTCCTGTTGTGCGCGTTGTGCAACATCGGGTTGCTGGACATATGCTTGAACCATCTGCATCGCAATCTGTGCGCCGTTCGGTTGAGCAGGAACTTCGATGCCAGCGAAGATCTTGGCAAGGTCGTCGGTGACATTCTTAGCGACCTTCTGTTGAGCCTCCTCAGCTGGCTGGAGAACATAGTCCGCAAAGATCGGGTTAATGCTGGATGCCGTAAACTCAAGCAACTTATTCACATCGAGGATGCCATTGCGGTCGAGCTGCACCAAGGACACCATGTTCTTGAGCTGAGTCTCAGCCGTCTCTGGGTCGGTAGCCAATGAGTCAAAGTTAACCGTGATGCTGAAGTTCTCATCTGGCGAACCTTTCTGCATGACTTGCGGGTTAGGATTGCCGGTGACTTGGAAGAAAACCTCATCTGGACCCATGCGCTGGAACAACTTCCACGCCATCGCCAGAACATCACGGACGTGATCGAGGAACTTGCCCACGTAGAATTGCTGTCTCGCTGTCGTAAGCGGGTTTGTGAGGTCAAGCCCCACAGCGCGGTCTGCTTGCGCCCTCATGGACTGCTCTGCCTCCATAGACCCTTGATCCATTGGAGGAACTGGACCCCACGCAATCTCACCGAGGCGACGATAAGGAACGCGACGACCTGGCCCCCAATCAGACGGAGGACGTCCAGCAGGATGCATGAGAGGTGGAAGAGTAGCAAGAGATGCACGGTCAATGCGCGAGTCCCTTTCCGTCTTGATTTGCATCTGTGCGCCTCGGAGTATGTCGCTAAAGGTTTGCACTTCATACATTCGTTTTTGGTCATTTGAAAGGCGGGTGACGATGAACGGGTAGTCATCGTATCCATTGAGTAGTTCGTGTTTGGCGTAGCCTTCAGCTTGAGGGTGGAATACGGTGCAATAGATACCCTCGCTGCCGTCTTCCTCGTCGATCAATCGCTGGTATCCGTAGACTACCATGACGAGGTCATTGTCATCCGTAATCGGAAGGCGGGTCACAGTCTTGACCTTCTCGCCATCGAGGTACATGGAGTCCTTACCGCGAAGGTTGCTGATAGCAAAGTCAACCCACTTGCGGTCCCAGCCTTCATTGGCTACCTTTTTCTCAAGCTCTTGAGATGTTAGGAAAGTGCGCCAGAAAATATACGGAGAACGTTGAGGATCAGAGACATAGGGAGGAAATAGAACTTCACCGTCTGGAGAGCATGAGTGAACCAGTGGGCAGTCAACGGTCTGACGCGCCAGTGTAATCTCAGCCATACCCATCTTACGCATGTCCTTGATAGCCTTCTTAGCCCGTTTAACGGACAAATCTGGGAATGCTTGCTGGATCAGCGTCAACAACATCTCGTCGTCGGCTCCAGTAACAATAAGGTCTGCTAGATCAGGGGATGCTTGAGCGACTTGCTCGACGGATACTTGTTGCAAATATGTCCTTTTTTCTCGCTTCCAGCCGACATAGGAGATCATAATCCCCTTCTCTAGCAAATAGTTTGCACCCAACTCCATTTGATTCTTGAAGTCTGGGATGTAAGTAGAACGCATCCACTTGAGGAATGCTGACACCACAGCCGCCCGTGGCATAGAGGCCATCGAGGTTGGAAATGCTTTGATGTGGCTACGCTGAAGAGCTTGGTCAAACAGAGACACGTACATGTCAATCCGTTCACCCACAACATTCACCTCTTGGTCGGATGCACCTTGCCATGGAAAGGCGTTAGCACCGTTCTTTCGGAGGTCGTCGGACTTACCATCCCAGATATTACGCCGGTCATTGTACGAGCGAAGGCAGGACTCAAAGTAGTAGTCCAAGTCAATCAAGCAAGTATCATACGCATCGGTCAGCGCACCAATGTCTGGTTCCTTATCCGCATAGATAAGCGACTCATCTTCAAGCTCTTGTTCTGGACTCATGGTACGTATTCGTAATAATCTTCGGGGTCAGCTGATACTAGGCACAATTTAATGCGCTTGCCAACAAGTTTATTTGATAGCTTAGACGGGCATTTTACTGGAACCGCCACCCCGTCCATGCGGACAATCACCCAAGTAGGGTTATTGCATACCCGCATTACTAGGTAATCATCGCTCAATTCCTCCTGCTGGTCAATTAGACTGGCTAGGCTACATGGAGTCTCATCCACGATAATCTTGGATTTTGGAGGACGGCCTCGTTTTACTGCTTTCTTATTTGGTGCTTGTTTCATTAGGGATCTTTGATTTCATGTATTTGATTGCGTGTTCCAGAGTGTCTATCTCCTCCGTAAGTTGCTTGGTTTTGCCTAGCTTTTCTGCCTTAACCCTACGGAAATAGGCTTCTTTTAGGCAGGTTAGAACGAGCTGTTCCGCCCCCATTGGTTCAGTTTCCGTTTTCATGTCAATATCCTCCAGACCCGTGAGTTGTAACAAATGATTGGCTGCTGTCAACATGATCTAGATTAGCAATCGAGGCGTAGCGTAGAACGTCAATACAGTTTCCACACACGAGTGGCTTACCATATCTACGCACAATTAGCGTACCATTTGGTACTGTAGCGCAATAAACGTTACCCGTGTAATGTACTTGCTGGAGTAACATGCGCTTGTCCTTGGTGGTAATCGTAGCCTTCCGCTTTTTGCGCTCACCAAGCATGTACAGAGGCATTGTCCCTACAATCTGTTTTCCATTCAGCACGCCACCCTTATAACCGACATCTCTAGTGTAGGTGGAATTTAGCGGCTTCCCTAATTTTTGAAGCAGCTCTTGAATGTCATCTACAAGCAATGGCGATGATGTCGCGTAACGCTTGCAATCGGAACACTTGTCAATCCATCCATCTCCAAGCACCAAGGCATCCCACATTTTTTCCAAGGCTTGCCTAGGAAGATTCATTGCCGATCTAGGGATTCTTTTCTGTCCGCTATGTCCAAGCGGGTGCAAAATCTCCCATAGATTCTTGCTGCTAATTGCAAACGACTTGGCCCTGTAGCCATACTTCAGTCCCATGCGATCTAGCAATTTTGCAATTCGGTCGCATTTGTCTGGATTAGCGTCACGGCATTGAGAGATGTACACGGAGTATCCCCTGCCTGGTATCTGGATCTTACCTCCACGACTACCAGTAGAACTGCCCTCCGAGACAAACCATCCTATGAACTCCGCCCAATCCTCCTCAGCAACAAACTTGCCATTCCAAAGTTCGATATACCCAGTAGGCCTATCTCGCAAACCATCTGTGCAAATCGGGAATGTGTCCTGCCTGTAAAGGTCTTTAGCCAACCTAAAGGTAAGCTCGCTCTTTTGCGGATAGACCAGCATCCGATGTGTAGGGGTAACCTTAAAGTTAATGCTTTTACTTTCGGCTTGGTACATTACCCCATCGTAATATCTTTCAATGTAATCAGTTGGAATCTGATATTCGAGGAATCCATCTGGAGACATAGTAGCTAACTTTACGCCTTTCTCAAGGTCTTTGAACTTAAACCATCCATCCTCCGTAAGCACCTCAGTATCAACGCAATAACAATCTTTCCAAGCCTCCTTTAGACCCTGCTCACCCGTGTACTCGGACAAGGCGTTGATGATGTTCTCACATTCGGAACTGACATAAAAATGCGGTCGGTTGACCGAATCAAGCGGCTTAGTTGTATCAAATGCCATTTTCCCGATCAAAGCCTGCAACCCGTCATCAATGTCAAGACCCGGCGCAGGGATGCAAACCATGCCGGCCTCGTTCAAATCCTCGATAATCGACGACGAGCCGTCCTGCACTTGGTACTTTGCCGCTCCAAGCCGAGGGTCAATCAGACGCTCAAAGATTTCCTCATCGCCCTCCATTTGCTGGATAAGGTCGATGTAGTCTCGGATGCCGAATCCTTGGCCTTTAGCACCTTCGCCCGGAACCCACTTGCCACCACGCCATTCCGCCCAGTCACCGACATCTACGCCTGGCCATTCACGGTAGACCCAGAAGGTTCCGCTCTCGTCCACGGCAATCCAGCACATGAACCAGTTCTTCGCGCCAGCAGGGTCAATGACATGATAACGGGTGACGTTATTAGTCGGGATCTTGTCTGGCTCCACGACATTGACCACCTTGTTGAATTTGGGAAACTTGGTAGCTGCGGATTTAGTCGGGACCCCGTAAGCACGAATTAAGATTTCTTCTCTGGGCTTACCGATCAGCGTCTGCCTAATGCGGTTGTACCCGCCGAAAGGATTATCTTGAGAATGAAAGTAATGAACGGTTCCGTTGATATTCTTGCATTCAAGCACTGTTGGAACCAACTCGTTATCCAACAATTCAGCCTCCCTGCTCTCCAATACTTTAGCCCCATCAAGATATTGCTTGATCAGCTCAGTGTATCCGAAGATCGGGGTGAATGTAAGCATTAGCTTACTATTCCTAGTGGCCAAACGGAAACGCAATGTATCCACCAATTCTGGGCCTCCAAGCATCTCATCGCACCACGCACCGATATTTAACCATGTTGCCTCTTTAGATCCAAGTTCAGCCCCTTCAAGAATAGTCTGGTTGTTGGCGAATGCTGCGTAAGTCTTAAATGAAATACGCGAACCATTCGGGAGAATTAACGAATTGTCTGTCCAGCCATTCTTGCGGGAGTACGAAAGATAAGCACCAGAACTTGTTTGCTTACTCTTAAACTCTGCTGGCATCCAGTCGTACACCGCCGCTTGCTGCTGTCTTATTGAAACTTCAGCATTTTGAGCGAAACAAAAGATGTCTGAGTTGGGATTCTCAATAGCCGCCTTGACTACGAAATAAGCACCGACCTGTGTCTTGCTTGACCTGTTGCCGCCGCTAATCAGCACTTCATTGCGGTTCTCTAGGTGATGTTCTACGCGCTTCCAGTTTTCAAACTTCCAGCCGTATCTAAATGGATCTTTGATTGCGTTGCGAATAGCCTCCTCTCGAATCTGATGGACTTCCATCAACTCCTTCGGGTCCATTGCCACAATCTCCTCATCGGTAGGGATCGGCAAGACTGGATGTTCTGTCCACTTTAGCATTTGGCAAACTCTCCTCTCAGCTCTTTGGCTTTTTCTAAATAAGCACGAGAGGCTTCTTCCTTTGTATCGAACCTCCCAATCTTTATGGATTTTTTATAAATGCTTATTTGCGCTCTCCATCTACCAGTGT